AAGGTCTGCGCAAAGCGGCGCGGGCCGCGATGAACATCATGCGTGACGCCGCGAAAGCCAACGCCAAGGCTATCGACGACCCGGCCACCAAGGAGAAGGTGTTCCGCAACATCATCACCCAGGAGTCGAGCAAGCAGTCCAAGCGTGAAGGCGGGGTGGTGATGCGGGTCGGCGTGCGCGGCGGCGCAGGCGCAAACCAGCACAGCAAGGACGCCACCGGCAACCCGGGCGGTGACACCCGGCACTGGCGTTATATCGAGTTCGGTACCGAGCACAATCCGGCGGCGCCATTTATGCGCCCGGCGTTTTCCAGCAATGTGCAGGCGGTCACTGATCGCTTTGTCGCAGTGCTGAATACTGAAATCAACGTTTTGTTAGGGGGCCGCTGATGTACGCGCCTATTTTCGCCGTGTGCGCCGCTGACCAAGCGGTAACTGCTTTGCTGGGTCTTTCGCCCGTGCGGATCTATCCCTTTGGAGAGGCACCCGAAGATGTCGCCAAGCCCTATGTGGTGTGGCAAACGGTCGGCGGCAACCCTGAAAATTATCTGGCTCACCGCCCGGACATCGAAGGTTTCAGTCTGCAAATCGATGTTTACGGGCTCTCCGTGACACAGACCCGTGACACGGCCAAAGCCATCAGAAACGCCATCGAGCTCAAGGCCAATATTGTGCGCTGGGGCGGCGACTCCCATGACCCGGTCACCAAGTCCTACCGCTACAGCTTCGACGTGGACTGGCTGGTACCGCGCTAACCCAACACCGACCCCCGGCCCGCCTTGAGCGGGCTTTTTCGTTTAAAGGAGACACCCATGTCCGTTCTCACACAGGGCACGCAGGCTTACATCCTCGTGCCGGCCGCACCCGGTAGCGGCCCGCTGACTGTCATGGAGGTGGAGTGCATCACCACCTTCGACCCGGCGGGCTCACCGGCAGACCAGATCGAAGACACCTGCCTCAGCCATAAAGATCGCCGCTACAAGAAGGGTTTGCGCACGCCCGGCCAGGCATCCGTAGGCCTCAACGCCGACCCCGCCAACGCAAGTCACGTCCGCGTGCATCAGCTGTCCGAGGAGGACGGTGAGAACAACATCAAGTGGGCTATTGGCTGGGCTGATGGGTCTGCGCCGCCGACCTTGAATGAGGCAGGTGACGACTTTGAATTCCCGAAAACGCGCACCTGGTGTGCCTTTGAGGGCTACGTGGCCGATTTCCCGTTCTCTTTCGCGGCAAACGCAGTGGTTGCCTCGACCGTTTCCATTCAGCGTTCGGGCGGCCTCGCCTGGATCCTCAAAACTATCTAAGGGCTTTCCATGAACCTCAAGCAACTCAAAGCCAAGGGCGGTATTGTCGACGGCGCACTGGTTAAAAAAGAAGTCACCTGGGTGCATGCCGACCCGGTCACCGGCAAGGATGTGACCGAGAAGTTCGATGTGCATATCCGCCGCCAGTCGTTCGGTGTCATCGAGCGCCTGTTCGCCCCGGGCGAAGCCGAGCAAAGCCGCAACGCCAAGTACATCGCGGCCAGTGTGTTTCTGGGTGAAGAGGGCGCTGAAGCGCTTAGCTACGAAGACGCCTTCAGCCTGGAGTCGTCCCTGGGCTTTGCCATCCTCACAGCGGTCAATGAAGCCAACGGCACCGGGAAGGATCAGGCAAAAAACTAAGCGCCTCCGATGAGTTCTGGCACGAACTGGTGCTGAACCGCATCGGAGGCAGCACCATTGCCGAAGCCAAGGAGCGGCTGACTCACCGCGAAGTGCTGGACTGGATCGCTTACCGGGAAAAGTACGGCACTCTCGATCAAAACCGGCGCCTGGAGCGTCATTTTGCGCTGCTGACCCATCTGACAAGCAGGGTTGCTGGCGGGAAAATGGAACTGAGCGATTTCATGGTTTACAGCCAGGCACAGGCAACGATCAGTCTGGAAGAGGCTATGGCTACGTGGCAGTGAGTGGCATGCGCTTGGGTCCTTTTTCTCCCGTTTATTCTCTGTGGTAACTCTGGTTAATCCGCAAGCTATGGCCTGCGTCTCATTAGCCGGTGCTATTGTTAAGCCATCAATCAAGGAGGACGTATGGCGACAGTTAAAGTTGAAGCTGGTGATATTGATAAAGGTGCCTGGCAGTATTCAGGCATGTTTGGGACGTCAATTCTGACCCGGGCAAGCACCAAGGATCATCCTTGGAAAGGAGAGACCATCAACCTTGGGCTAGAGCTTGAGAGAACCGAGTTACTCGATGAGGAAAAGGTCAAGAAACTTGCTGGCACAGCCGGTTGGGGTGTGGCAGGGGCCGTTTTGCTGGGCCCGATCGGGGCAATTGGCGGGATGTTGCTTGGCGGCAACAAGAAGGAAGTAGCTTTTGCTGCTTACTTGAAGGATGGCCGAAAATTCATGGCTACAACTGATGGTGGTACATGGAAGAAGTTGATGGCGATCACTTTTTGATTCGTTGTTGAAGTATTGCCCGCTCCGGCGGGTTTTTTTTCGCCTGGAGAAAATTAAATGGCCTCGCGCTCACTTGGAACCCTGACGCTCGATCTCATTGCGCGTATTGGCGGTTTCGAACAGGGAATGGATCGCGCCGCCCGAACGGCAACAAACCGCATGGGCCAAATCGAGCGGTCGACCCAAAGCGCGAGCAACCAGATTGTCAGCTCGCTTAAATCGATTGGTGTGGCTGCTGTTGGGTACCTGGGCACACGCGAACTTATTGCCTACGCCGAAACATGGACTTCTGTTCAAAACCGGCTCAAGCAAGTGACCGTAAGCCAGCAAGAGCTGGCCAAGGTCTCTCAAGAGGTTTTTGAGGTGGCGCAGCGATCCCAGGCGGCGCTTGAGCCTACGGCAGAGCTCTACCAACGAATCGCTTCGACCACTGGCGCTTTGGGCGTGAGCCAGAAGGAAATGATCCGGGTTACTGAGTCCATCAGTAAGGCAATGTCGGCCAGCGGCGTGTCAGCCGGTGCCGCAGCAGGGGCACTGGTCCAGCTTGGGCAAGCCTTTGCTTCTGGCGTACTGCGCGGGCAAGAGCTGAACTCGGTACTCGAGCAAGCGCCCGGGCTGGCCCGCTCAATTGCTGACGGCCTGGGGGTTGCAGTTGGTGACCTGAGAAAACTCGGCGAAACCGGGTCAATTACGTCCGAAAAGCTATTTCGGGCCATTCTCAGCCAAACCCAGTCCATTGATGATCAGTTTGCCCGGGCGCAAACCACCATCAGCGGTGCATTTACTGTTCTTGAAAACAGCGCCACACGGGCTATCGGTACGCTGGACAACACCTTGGGTGTTTCCCGGGCTTTTGTGACGGCAGTGCTGGATTTATCTGCGGCCCTGGACTCTGGAAAACTTCAAACCTTTACCCGGATTTTGGAAGCCGGACTGCTGGTTGTTTTGGGTAGAACAGCGGGAGCACTGATCAGCAACGCTTATGCAATGGGCGTCAACATCAAGGCATCCTCCGAGCTTGCACTGGCAAATTCTGTTGCCACTGCGGGCGAACTGCGCAGGCTTGAGGCTGTAAAGGCAGGTGTTGTTGCAGATTTGGCGCGGGCGCGAAGTTCTGTTGCCAGCGCTGAAACCTCGGTAATGGCGTCGCGCCAGGTGCAGACGGCTGATTTGGCCCGTCTGCAAACTGTTCGCCAGTCTTTGGTGGCCGAACTCGAACTTGAGCAGCAACGCCTGCGTGCGCAAATTTCCGATATTGGCCGGCAACAGTCTGTCGCCCGGATGGCCGAACTGCGATTGGCTGAAACGGCGATCATTCGGCAGCTCACAGCCGCCGAGGCGCAGCTGACGGCAACCACCATTGCCGG